TGAGCACGTTCTGGCCCGAGGTGGCTGGAGGCAGCACCAGCGGCAGCTTGTAGCCGCGCTGGCCCAGATAGCCGTCGATGAGCGCGCTGGCCTCGCCGATGGCGTCCTGCACACGCGCCAGCACCACATCCGCCGCCTGGACTTCCTCTGCCGTCCAGGCGCTGCGGTCGCTGCCGCGCAACGTGGCGTCCATGAGGGCATCGCTGCGCACCATTTGGTGCGGCAGGGATGCCACCTGGGCGATTTCGCGGGCGCCTGGTCGTTCGGCCAGGTCGGCGGGTGTGATGTAGGCCATGGTTCCAAAAATGAGGGTTGCCGGGGAGGTGGTGGTGGTCGGGCTATCCGCCCCCGGCCGCAGACGCGGCGAATGCCGCACGCCACTGGGGGTGTGGGTTACAGCCAGGGCACGACCATGGGGGTCAGCCGGCCCTTGAGGGTGTTGTTTTCGGTGGCGGTGCCTGCAGCGTTGGGCACCAGGTCAGCCGTCAGCAGCTGGTTGGCCTTGTCTTCGAGGTTGGCGGGCACCACGAGGACGTTGGAACGCAGGCCCAGGGGACGTCCGTTTTCGCCCTTGCGGCCACCGATGGCCTTGATCGCCTTCCAGAGGTTTTCGGCGTTCAGTTCCTTGTCGCACGCCTGGGCCATCTGCCAGAAGCCGAAGCCCACATTGCAGCGGGAATCGACGCCATACACGAACTCGGCCTTGGTGAAGACGTTGGGGTCCGTTTCGGCCGTCATGGCCACGAAGTTGGGCTTCTTGCGATCCTGGAAGATCAGGGGCTTGATCGCCCGAGTGGTGTCGAGCACGTACCACTTTTCGCCATTGCCGCCCAGGTCGGCATTGGACTGCGCCTGCAGCTTGCCCTTTTCGTCCTTGACCATGTGGTCGGCTGCGAAGAATGGCTTGCCGTCATAGCAGGCTGTGCTATCGCCCGCCTTGAGGATGCCGAACACCAGCTCGTCGGGGTTGGCCGCAGCAGAGCGGCCCAGCTCGGTCATCAGCGGGGTGTAGACACCATAGGTGTCGTCATCGATGGCCGTGCGAGGAACAGCCACCGTCAGCTCGAAGGGCTTGTTTTTGACTGTGTAGCCGTGGCTCTGCAGCCCATGGATGACCCGTTCGCCAATCCATTCGCGCATGCCCGGCAGCTTGCCCAGCCAGCCATATTCCTCGGCGGCGGTCGTGCTGGGAACGACAGTGGCAATCTGGAGGTACTGACTGTCGGCTTGGCCCAGGCCGCCCTGGAAGGCGGTCTTGTAGCCCGTGAAAAGGGTTTTCAGGTTTGCTGGTGTGATCTGCATTGCAATGCCTCTGCGTTGATGGGGAGCGGCCCGGGGTCAGGCGGTGGTGGGCACGGCGGCGGTGCCGATGGCGACCCAGACGCCCACGTCGTCCACGTCGATGACTTCGCCCGCGATGCTGGAGCCGGTCTTGGAGACGGTGTGGTCGTCGGCGACGTAGGCGTTGGCGCCGATGTCCGCGCGCTTGATCTCGGCGGCGCCCGCGCTGTTGTCGAAGCGGAAGGTGGAGCGCTCGCCGCGCACCAAGCTGTCGCCAACTGCAGCACGGCAAGTGGCCACGGCACGCACGGGCTTCTTGTCGGCGGCCGCGGAGGGCTTGGCGGCGCCCGTGGCGTCCAGCGTGTACATGGCGCCGGCCATGATGGCGGCGGCGATGGTGTCGCCCACCTGTACGGTGGCGCCACGGCGCGGGGTGTTGCGGTCTTCGGTCAGGCTGGGCATGGTGATCCTGCGGTTTGGGTTTCAGGAAGGTGCGCGTTCAGGCGCTGGCCTTGGTCTTGGCGAAGTCTTCCGGGCTGATGCCCATTGCCGAGCAAGTGGCCAGCTCGTCCTGGGTCAGGCCGCTCGCTCCTGTGGCCTCCACGCCATTCGGCGTTTTGCCGCCGGTCTGGGTGCCGGACAGCGCTGCGACAGGCGGGGCTTTCTCCAGATAGGCGCTGAGCGCCGCCAGATTGGCCTTGCCCAGGTCGCGCGCCCAGGGCTCCAGCGTCGGCAGGAGGCGGCCATCGGCCAGCGCCGGGGCGATCAGCTTGTCGACCTGGTCGGTCTGCTGCTGCGCCGTCAGAACTGCGAGCTGGGCCTGCACTTGCTGCAGCGCGGAGACGGGCACGAACATCGCCGGGTCCGGTGTCTTCGTGGTCAGGGCGCTGCAGGCAGCAGTGACGGCCGTAGCGCCGTCTTCGGCCTTGAGCGCCAGCGCCTGGCGCGCGGCATCGGCGATTTCCTTGTGCGCCTGCACGGCCGTCAGGGCGGCCTGCTCGGTCGTGGTGTCGGGCAGGCCCAGCTTGGCCAGCAGCGTAGAGAGCAGCGTCATGGATTCCTCGGAGGGGGTCTTGGTGGGAGAAAACCGCGCCGATGCCGCCGCCTGCATGGCGTTGAGCGCCTGCATGCCGTGAATCGCCGGGTTGTTGGTGAATGCGCCCATGGTCACTTTCAGCACTTCCCCCGTGTCGGGCGCATAGAGGAACACGGGGCTGAAGTAGAGGTACTCCTCATCATCGATGGCCTGTTTGGCGTGCTTGGTCAGCGTGGCCTCGGCAAACAGGCCCTGGCCCTCGATCCAGCGCAGGCCGTGAATCCAGCCCGCAGCCGGCGCGGGCTGGCCGTTGGCTTCCTTGTGGAGGGTCTGGTGCTCGTAGTCGATGACCAGGGGCTGCTCGGCGTTGTGGCGGCTGATGACCTGGGCGGCGATGGCGGCATTGATGCGCCATGCGGGCACGTCCATTTCGCGGCCATCGCTGGGGGTGAAGTCCTGGCCAGGTGTGACCTGCAGCAGATAGCGGCCGTTGCCATCGGGCTGGGCCAGCGCGGCGAAGCTGCAGGCGGCCACAGCGGCGCAGCTGGCGGCCAGGGCGGCACTCAGAACGGCGATGCGGGGTGTTTTGGAGGACATGCCCGCCATGGTCGGCGGCGGGGGCGCTGCGGTCTTTTGGCCGAGGGCACAACATGCCCCGGCGTACGCGGACTACTCGGAGCTGCGTTCGACCAGCCAGGCCCGGATGATGTCGCGGATCTCCGAGGTGTCCTCGGTGCTGAGCCCGAGGTAGGGCCGTGCCGGGATTTCGACCTGGGCCAGCAGCCGGCCACCAAAGGCCAGCGCCTTGCCCTTCCTGGGCTTGATGATGCCGCCGAACTGGTGGATTGCGGCGTATTTCTGGTTGCTGCCCACGGCCACGGTGTTGGCGTCCTGCACCTGGTAGTGGATGTAGCGGCGCAGGTAGCCGCGCAGCGTCAGTATCTTGCCCTTGTTGTACTTCTTGGCCTCCGCGTACTGCGGATTGAGTGGCGCCCAGGGCGTGCCGTCCGGGGCCGTCTGGGTCTTGAAGCGCTGCTGCGTGGACCGCTGCAAGTACTCCCCAAGGCGGGGCATGAGCGGGCCGGTATCGGGCGCGGCCTGGCGGGCGTGGGCGGCCAGCACCTGGGCGTCGTCAACCTGGATTGTCAGGTGGGGTGCAGCCATGCTCCGAATCTCCTAAAATGCAAGAACTCATCAGGGGGGAAGACCGTGCCAGGCCAACCGACCCCACCCCTGGAGGAACCCAGCATGTGGCGCCGTGCTGGGTTCGCCATTTCCCGGGCGCTATTGCTGGTCCCGGGCATAGAGGCGAAGGCCCACGCGCCAGTCGTCGGCGGTCTGGGCCGCGCCCTGGAACGCCGTGACGCCTGCCCACCCGTCGTCGCCCCGCTCGAACACCACCAGCGCCGGCACCTCCTGCCCCTCGACAGCGAACCGCGCGATGTACCGGCGCCGCACCACCGCCTTCTGCAGCGCATACATCCACTCCAAGCGCACCCATACCTCGTCAGGGTCCTGCAGCGCCTGGGCCAGCAGCGGCAGGAACTGTTCGCGGCCGAGCTTGAGCACCTTCCATTCGCCTGTCGCCGTCTGGAACAGTTCCTTGCCGACCACCAGGCGCTCGCCAATCACGTCGCGCACGATGGCAGGCTGCTCCAGCGTGGCGCCCAGGGGCTCCAGGAACCCGCGCACGTAAGCTTCCGGCGCCAGTCCCTGGGGGAGCAGCATGTCGGGTGACACGGGCCGGGGTGGTGGCAGTGGCTCCGCAGGGCGCAGATTCGGCAGGCCGTGGCCGCCAGCGCTGCCAGGCACAGGAGGGTTGGGCTTCTGCGGCGGGATCGCGCTCACCAGCCGGGAGCTACCAGGCGCGTACTCGAAACCCGGGTCGATCCCCTGAGGCACCGTGACCGTGCGCGGCCCGAGGGGGCTGCGCTGGCCTATGGTGTGCTCCACCAGCTCGACACCGGGCGCCTGGTCGGGCCCGGCCTTGCCCAGGCGCTGCAGGTCGCGTGGCCACAGGCCGCGCACCGAGCACTGGCACCCCCAGCCGTTGGGCGGGAAATGGGTTTGCCACCACGGATCATCGCGGGCCAGCACCAGGCCGTCCCAAGCCACATGCTGCTGGCGGGGCTGCTCC